ATCACGAGCAAGAAAACCATAAAAGCGGTACACTAAAATAAAGTTTTGTATTTGCTTTGGCTAATTACGGTGTAAATATAAATTTTAAGGTCATTGGTCAATCCAAGTTAGATAGGGCATTAAAAAAAACAGAGCAGTTAGATAAAAAAGTTGATCTTCTAAACAAAAGAGGTATTAAAGGAATTTCAAGTGCTGTAAAAATTTTAAATCAAGAATTAGCTATAAAAAATAAAATTTTAAAAGCAGATCAAGCTATTTTAAGTGTTAGGACTAAACAGATAAAAGCAAATAAAGCAAACGCTGCTACACAAACAATCCCAAGAACAGGTGGAGGTGGTGGATTTGGAGGCGGTGGAAGAGGTGGTGCTGGTCTTAATAGTGCAATAATTAGTGGTGTATTTCCTTTGTTATTTGGACAAGGGCCATTTGCTGCTCTTGGTGGTGCTACTGGTGGATTTTTTGGAGGTAAATTTGGTGGTCAGATGGGTGGTTTTGCAGGAGGTTTAGCTGGAACTGCTATCGCTACAGGTATCCAAAGTGGAGTTACTGCTATCGGTGAATTAGGTCAGGCTATGAATAGATTAAATCCTGATATAACAAAATTAACTGAAAAGATGGGGATATTAGGAACAACAGAACAAAAACGTCTACAGATTATTGAACAAACTGAAGGTAAACAGGCTGCTTTAAATGCTGCTTTAGAAATGATGGGAGATAAAATAGGTGATCAAAATGTAGAAGAATTAAAAAAATTTGGTGAAACTTTTCAAGACTTAACAAATAGTACTGTTTTATTTTTTACAAGAGTACAAGCAGCAGTAGCTAAATTACTAAATCAAGCTATAGATTTAAGTGCAGATTCTAGATCACAAGGCAGAGCAAGAAGTTTTATAGCACAAAATCCGAATAATGCTGCTTTTAGAGATATTACAAATGAAATTAATGAACTTGAAAAAAGTGTAAGTGGTAGAGGCAGCAAAAACATAACAGATAGAATAGATGCTTTAGAAGAAGAAAGAATAAAAATTGCTGAAACCATTCTTTTAGAAAAAGATAAAGATAAAATACGAAGCAATACAAATAAATTGATTACTGATGGTTTAGGAGATTTAAGAAAAGAAAATGAATTAAATAGAGCGATTATTGCTGGTAAGAAAGAAGAATTTTTATTAAATCAAGCTGTTGAAGATAAAGTTAAAAGTATGGGTTTATTGATGAAAGATTTAAATGCAACACAACTTGAAAGAATAAAAAATGATATTACTATCAATCAAGGTTTAAAAGATCAGGCAGATGCTGCACAGGATTTAAAAGATAAATTTGATAAAATTGGAGAAAGTGTAGAAAAAAATATTGTTGGTAATCTTACTGATGCAGTTATGGGAACTCAAACGCTTGGACAGGCAGCAGTTAATGTATTAAATAATTTAAAAAGAAAAATTATTGAAGTTCAAATTGAAAAAGCTGCTGCTGGTATTGGAGATAAAATTTCGGGATTTTTAGGTAATTTATTTAAAAAAAGAGAAAGAGGAGGTCCAGTAGCTGCTGGCGGTGCTTATCTTGTTGGAGAAAAAGGCCCAGAGATTTTGCAAATGGGTTCACGAGGTGGCAATATTATTCCAAATAATGAAATTCGTGGTGGTGGTGGTACAACAAATGTGATTACAGTAAATGTTGATGCAAAAGGTTCTTCTGTGGCTGGTAATGGTTCTGGAGCAGATCAACTCGGACAGTTAATTGGTGGTATAGTTCAACAAACACTTGTAAAAGAACAAAGAGCTGGAGGTTTATTAAATAGATAATGGCTACATTTCCTTCTATCAATCCCACCTATGGGATGAGAAAAACAAGTTCACCAAAGGTCAGAACAACTCAGCTGGGAGATGGCTATGAGTTTAGAGCTTTATATGGCCTTCCTTTATCTCAAGACCCAAAAGTATATGATCTCACTTTTAATGTATCTGAGACTGAATCAAATGTTATTGAAGCTTTTTTAAGAAGTAGGGTTGCAGATCAAGCAAGTTTTTCATTTACCCCACCAGCAGAAGGCTTTACAAAAACAGGCACATACTCGCAAAGCACCACTACTGTGACAATCACAATTACACAGCATGGAGTTGCTATTGGTGATGTTTTATCTATTGATTACACATCAACTGCTAGTGGTTCACCTACTGATGGTGATTTTGTTGTTGCATCAGTAACAAATGATAATGTATTTACAGTGACCGCAACTTCTTCTGCAACAGACAGTGGCACTGTTTCAATTACACTTTCTGGTGCTGGTAAATATGTTTGCGATTCTTGGACAAAAACTATACCTTATAACAATAGAGCAATAATTAATTGTACTTTTAGAGAGGTATTTGAACCATAATGGCAAATCCTGTTTCACAACTACAAGAACTTACAAATAAATCAATTATTGAGTTGTTTTCTGTTGAACTAATACCTGATCTTCACTATACAAAATCAGCAAAAACAGCCACATATAGTCAATCAGGTACAACAATTACTATCACATTAACTGCTCATGGGTTTTCTACTGGTCTTATCTTGAGTCTTGATTTTACTTCTGGAAATGGTGTTGATGGAATTTATACAATACAAACAGTTGCCACAGATACTTTTACAGTCACAGGCACTACTTCACAGTCCACGAGTGGTAATGTTTCCTTTAACGTAAATTCAACATTGACTGACGCAACAGTTTTTCTTTTTCATGCTGGAAATAATATGAAAGATAGTGGTGATATTGTTTGGCAATCTAATACATATGCAAGAATGCCATGCAGGGCAGAAGGCTTTAAATATTCTGGAAAAGGTTTGTTGCCTAGACCAACTTTGATATTTTCAAACTTACTCGGAACAATTACAACCATCATTTTGCGTGTTAATCAAACAACACCTTTCATAGATTTACAAAGAGCAAAGGTTACACGCAGACGCACTTTAAGCAGATTTCTTGACGCAACAAACTTTTCGTCTAATATAAATCCATTTGGTACACCAGATCCTTCAGCAGAACTGCCAAGAGAAGTATATTTTATTGATAAAAAAGCAACAGAAAATAGAAATATTGTAGAGTTTGAAATGGTAAGCAGTTTTGATTTGGCTGGTGTTGGTGCACCAAAAAAACTTGTAACCAGAGATGACTTTCCAGGGGTCGGAACCTTTGTTAATTTTTAAATATGACTTGGAAAGAATCTTTCAAAAAATACGCACAAGAACAAGCACCTAATGAGGCTTGTGGTTTGCTTGCAATAATAGATGGTAAAGAAACTTTTTGGCCTTGTAAAAATTTAGCAGAAGGCAAGCATGAATTTTTTATGCTTGACCCTGATGATTGGGCAGAATGTGAAGATACTGGAGAAATTATCGGTGTTATACATAGCCATCCTGTAGGTGCTGCAATAGCTTCTGAAGCTGATAAGGCATCTTGTGAACACATAGGCTTCCCATATTATATTTATAGTCTCAATCAAGATCATTGGACTTGTATTGAACCTTCAGGTTGGAAAGCTCCTTCGCTAATTGGTAGAAAATTCATCTGGGGAAAATATGATTGCTGGTCTATCGTTACTGATTGGTTGAAAGAAAACAAAAATATAAATATTAAATATTGGCCAAGACCAAAAACATTAATGGATTTTGCAAATAATCCATACTTTGACAAAGTTCTTACAGAATCAAATTTTATAAAACAAGAAAATAATAACAAATTTAAAGAAGGCGATGTATTACTTTTTAAAGGTGCAAAAGGAAAAGCTAGTCATGTTGCTGTTTATATCGGTGATAGTATGATATTAAATCATAATTTTAAAGCTTTAAGCTGTAGACAACCACTTAGTCTTAGCTATCAAAAGGCATTACAAGGAGTGTACAGATATGCAGCTTAGAACAATAAAAGTATATGGAAGCCTTAGAAAATTTTTAGGTAGATCAACATTTGAAGCTGCTGTAAATTCACCTCAACAGGCATATAGTTTTTTAAAAGCAAATTTTGCTGGACTTGATAAACATATGAATAATCATTTATATCAAGTAAAAATGGGAGGACGCTTAGTGTCTCAAGACTTTGTATCTTCAACAGGACAAGGTGAAATACAAATTATTCCTGTTGCGGTAGGATCAGATTTTGTTTTTGATTTTTTTGAAGATGCTTTTAATTTTGTTGTAAATAATGCAATACCACTTGTTACAGCTTTTGTCACAGGTGGTACAAGTCTTTTGCTGACAACAGCAGCCTTAACCCTAGCAAGTGATTTACTAACACCTGATTTACCAACAAATAATGTTTCTTCTGTCGGTGATACAGACCCAAGCATTAGAGGATCATATACTTTCTCTGGTATCCAAAACGTCAGTTCCAGTGGTGTTCCGATTCCGATTTTATATGGATATGTTTACAGTGGATCAATTTTGATCAGTTCTGGTGTTGACAATGCCCAACTTGTAGCAATGCTATCTAGCACCATGACTTATACACAATCTGGAAACACAATTACTGTTACAGCTAATGGTCACAGTTTCCGTAATGGAGAAAATATAGATGTTAATTTTATAAGTGGCCCTCTTGCTGGTTCAAATATTGACCCTTCAACTTTTGGAGTAGAAAATGTTACTACAAATACTTTTACAATGAGTACAGGAGGTTGGAACTCTCAAACATATTCAAATGCTGATAATGTTATGGAAGTTACAATGAGAAATAAACCATAAAATATCATGCCTAGATTAATTGATGATGAATTATTTGGCAGAGAACTTGATGGAAGGGTCGAAGATCCTGACCTAATCGAAGGTGGGTTAAGAAGTAAAAGCTTCGCAACAGTAGTAGATTTATTAGGTTATGGAGAGATAGAGGGTTTTAGAAAGCCAAGCAATACAGATCCAGATACAACAGATACACTTGATTTTAGAAGAGATATTTTTTTAGATGGTACACCTATAGTAAATGCTGATGGCAGTCTTAATTTTCAAAATGTAGAAGTTTTTTTTAGAAGTGGAACAGAAAATCAAAGTCCACTTGGCTCGATTGATTCTTTTGGTCCTGATCGTGTTGAAAATACTATTACTGTTGGAGTTCCAATTCTAAAAGATACTTCCGTTGCAAGATCAATTACAGGTGTTCAAGATTCAGATGGAAATGAACTCATTAAACTTTTAAGAGTAACAATCCAGATACCAGCACTTCAAGAGTTTAAAACTGATGGAGATATAGTAGGAACTGAAGTAAAAATATCAATACGAATAACAGAAAATGATGGCACAGTTCATAACCCTGTTGTTGAAGATTCTATAAATGGAAAAGCAACAAGTCCTTATATAAAAGATTATGAAATAGATTTATCAGAGCCAACATCTGATTTGCAATTTCCATTAACAGTCACAGTCATAAGAAATACTGATGACAGCACAAGTTCAAGATTACAAAATGCCACTAATCTTCTTTCTATTACAACAATAATTACAGAATCTCAAGCTTATGCTGGCTTTGCTTATGTCGGAGTAAGGTTTAATGCACAAGAATTTCAAAGTTTCCCCAGACGTATGTATAGGGTCAAGGGAACAAAGATTAAAGTTCCGCATGATACAACTATTGATGTGGACAATGGAAGAGTAATATATCCAGCCGACTATACATTTAACGGCACATTTAAAACAGACAAAGAATGGTGTGCTGATCCAGCCTGGATTTTATATGACCTATTAACAACAGATAAAGGTTTTGGTGGCACAGATGGTGTTATTGATGCAGATACCTTAGATGTCTTTAGTTTTTATTCTGCAAGTGCTTATAATAGCGAACTTATAACAGACCCTATAACAGGAACAACAGAGCCAAGATTTAGCTGTAATGTAATTCTAAATCAAAAGAATGATGCTTTTACTCTTATAAATGATCTTTGTTCAGTAATGAGAGCAATGCCTTTTTATAGCGTTGGTTCTCTTACCCTATCCCAGGATAGGCCAACAAACACTGTTACGAATACATCCGATGCTCAATACATTTTTACAAATGCTAATGTAAGCGATCAAGGTTTTACATATACAAGTGTTGGGCAAAAAGTAAAATTTACTGAAGTTGAAGTTTCATACTTTGATAATGATACGCAGTCTTTAAATTTTGAATTTGTAAGTGCAGATGAAATCACAGCATTATCAGGTTATACATCAAAATTCGGTAAGATCAGAAAAACTTTAAAATCTTTTGCCTGTACTTCAAGAGGTCAGGCTAATCGTCTTGCCAGGTGGTTTTTGTACACAAATCTAAAAGAGGCTGAACTTTGTTCATTCAAAGCTACTCTTGAGGCTGGTGTTGTTGTAAGACCTTCAATGATAATAGGAATAGCAGATACTTTAAGAGCAGGTGTTCGCAGAGGTGGCCGTATAAAATCAGTTACCAACACAACCACTATTGTTGTAGATGATGCAAACAACACTGATTTGACAGCAGAAAATTCAGCAACTTTATCTGTAGTAATGCCTGATGGCACAACTGAAAGCCGTAGTATATCATCAATATCTGGAACAACTATTACTGTATCCTCTGCATTTTCTACTTCACCACAGGCAAACTCTATCTGGGCTATTGAAAATTCTACAGTTGAGTTTCAGACGTATCGGGTTCTAGGCATAGAAGAAACAAACCATTGTGAATATAATATTTCAGCAATTATTCACGATACAAACAAATATTCTCAGGTAGAAGATACAACAGTTCCAGCAAATCCAAGAACAATAACAACTTTACTTGATGAAAAACCTTCGCCTAATAATGCGACTGCCGTTGAACAAATTGTGGCTCTAGATAATAGAGCAGTTTCTAAAATATTTGTTTCATGGGAACCAGTACAAGGTGTGAAAGAATATTTACTTGAATTTCAATATGAAAATGATAATCCTGAAAGATTAAGGCTTTCAAGACCTAGTTTTGAACTTTTTGAATCAAGACTTGGCTCATATACTTTTAAAATCAAATCCTATAATACTTTAGGCAAACTTAGTTCAACAACAACAACAGCAACAATTGAAGCTGAAGGAAAAACAGCATTACCAGCAGATGTACAAAATGTAAGAATTGAACCTTTATCAGATGAATTTGTAAGAATACGTTTTGATAAATCAACAGATGTTGATGTGGTGCATGGTGGCAACGTTGTAATCCGTAGTTCTAACCTTACATCTGGGGCAACTTTTACTAATTCAGTTGATGTGCTTCCAGAACTTTCTGGAAACGTCAGTGAGTCAATTGTTCCAAATATTGTTAATGGAACTTATATTTTAAAGTTCAAAGATGATGGAGGCCGACTAAGTTCTGGTGAGGCTTCTGTTGTAATGCTTCAAACAGTGCCTAACGCTTTTCCAAAGCTAACTGTTTTAGAAGATCGAGAGGATAACGATTCCCCACCATTTCAAGGTGCAAAAGTTGATTGTTTTGTAAGTGATGATGTTGATGGTCTTGTTCTTGGTTCTTTAGTAACCCTTGATGATGTGACAGATTTTGATGCAATGGCTGATTTTGATTTCTTGGGTGCTGTTGATATAACAGGAGGATCTTATGAGTTTGCAAATACTTTGGACTTAGGAGGAAAACAACCTTTAAGACTACGCAGACACATGGTCACACAAGGTTTCTATCCTAATGATTTGTTCGACAAAAGAACTGCAAACATAGATACATGGACTGACTTCGATCAGGCCACTGCCTTTGATGTTGGTGCATCTTTATTAGTAGCTACAACTGACCTTGATCCTGATTTATCAGTTTCAGCCACCTATGGTCAAAGCGGTACGACAATAACAATTACAAAAACAGATCATGGATATTCTGTTGGTAATTTTGTTGTCATTGATTTTACTGCTGGTTCTGCTACAGATGGTAATTATCAAATAGTTTCTGTGCCTAGTTCTTCAACATTCACAGTGACTTCTGCCACAAGTGCAACAATATCAAGTGGAACTTCTTGTACTTATGGAGCAAACTTTAGTCAATTTAATCCTTTTGTAAATGGAACTTATGTTGCCAGAGGGTTTAAATTTAGATGTGAAATGGACACAGATGATCCAGCACAATCAATAGAAATAGATCAATTAGGTTATACAGCAGAACTAGAAAGCAGAACTGAAACAAGTCTTGGTAATGCAGGGGCTACAAATGGTTTGATTGCTTCTGGTACATCTACTAAATCTGTGACATTTACAAATAGTTTCTTTACAGGACAATCTGGTACTAGCGTTGCGGCTGATAGTGTAAAGCCTTCTGTCGGTATAACTATTGAAAATGCACAGGCTGGGGATTTCTTTACTATTCCAAGCATTACATCAACAGGTTTTACAATAAACGTAAAAAATAGAGATACATCTGGAAATGAAACTTTTGTAAATAGAGATTTCAAATACGCTGCAACTGGATTTGGGCGTGGTAGTTAATTTTAAAGTAGGATATACTTAGAGAAAATTTTGGATTAAAACATGAGTGTTCAAAATGATATGGTAATTGACAACGGCACAGGAGCCGCCGTCAGAGCAGATTTAAATTTAGCATTACAAGCATTAGCAAATAATAGTTCTGGTTCCTCTGCACCATCTACAAATTATCCAAGTCAATATTTTGCTAATACCTCAACTGGTATTATGCAGTTGAATAATACATCTGGAAACGCTTTTATAAATTTATTTACGCTTGCTGGTGGTCCAGCATTTGCTGTTGATGGAACTATAAACTCTGTAAATATTGGTAAAGGTGCAAACTCTGTTGCTGGTAACACTGTTCTTGGAGAAAGTGCTTTAGATGCTTCTGTTACTGGTGGAAATAATACTGCTATTGGTAAAAATGCTCTTACAGCCCTTACTTCTGGAACTAGAAATACTGCTGTAGGTGGTTTTGGACTAGAAGCAAACACGACAGCTGGGGACAACACTGCTCTCGGTTATTTCGCTTTAGGTGTAAATACAACTGGACAATATAATGTAGCTGTTGGCAATTACTCATTAGATGCGAACACTTCTGCATCTAACAACACTGCGGTAGGTTATTTATCATTAACAGAAAATACAACTGGAACATCTAATGTTGCTGTTGGTGCTTATGCCTTAGATGCAAATACTACGGGAAGTAATAACACTGCAATTGGTATGAGCAGTTTAACAAACTCAACTGGAGATAGTAATACTGCTGTAGGTACTTCAGCTCTTACCTTAAACACAACTGGAGTTACTAATACTGCTGTAGGTAAAGATGCCTTAAAAGAAAACACAACTGGTTCAAAAAATACTGCCGTAGGTTGTTTAGCTTTAGATGCTAATACTACTGCAAGTGAAAACTCTGCATTTGGATTCAATACGTTATCTGCAAATACAACAGGAGGACAAAATACCGCAATAGGTCGTGAAGCTTTACGTGTTAATACCACAGCTTCTTTTAACACTGCTTTAGGCGACACAGCGTTATATTCAAATACAACTGGTGCAAATAACACGGCGTTAGGAAGAGGAAGTTTATTTAGTAGTACAACTTCAAGTAACAATACTGCGGTGGGATATAACTCTTTAGTATTAAACACAACTGGACAACAAAACACTTCTGCTGGTAGCGAATCATTAAACTCAAACACAACTGGTGGAAATAATACAGGTCTAGGTAATCAAGCTCTAAAAAGTAATACGACAGCAAGCAATAACACTGGTATAGGACATGACGCATTAGAAAATAACACAACTGGAGCAGATAACGTAGCGGTTGGTGCTTATGCCTTAGATGCTAATACTACAGCTTCTAACAATACCGCAGTAGGATTTGAGTCGTTAAAAGCAAACACAACTGCAAACTATAACACGGCTTGCGGTAATCAGGCTTTACAACAAAACACAACTGGCACAACAAACGTAGGTGTCGGTAGCTTTGCTTTACAAGTTAATACTACAGGTGGTTCTAATACCTCAGTAGGATATTCTGCTTTAGACGCAAACACAACTGCCTCTAACAATACAGCAGTTGGTAGATCGGCATTAGGAGCAAACACAACTGGTACATCTAACGTAGCGGTAGGTTCTCTTGCTTTAGACGCTAATACTACAGCAGATAGCAATACAGCTATAGGTACTGTTGCCTTAACACAAAATACAACAGGTGCAAATAACACTGCATTAGGTTCTGGTGCTTTATCTGCAAATACTACTGCAAGTAATAATGTTGCCATTGGTTATGAAGCAATGGATCAAAACACAACTGGAACTCAAAACGTAGCTGTCGGAGCTAATGCCCTAGATGCTAATACAACTGCTAGTTTTAATACTGCCATTGGATATAATGCTTTAACCTCAAACACAACAGGATCAACCAATACTGCTGTAGGAGATCAAGCGGCTCAAGGAGTTACTGAGGCAGGTCGAATAACTGCTATCGGTCATTATGCTGGTCAGGCTATAACAACTGGAAATGATAATGTTTGTGTAGGAGCTGCTAGTTTAGATGCAACTACAACTGGAACGAACAATGTAGCTGTGGGTACGTTTTCTTTAGGAAATAATACAACAGCATCTAACAATACAGCGATAGGTCATGCAAGTTTAGAAGCAAACACAACTGGAACGCAGAACACTGCTGTGGGTTCTCTTGCGTTAGATGCCAACACAACTGCTGATAATAATACTGCTGTAGGTAATCAATCTTTAGGAGCTAACACAACCGGAGAGGCTAACACAGCGTTAGGACAAGGTACTTTAAGTAGTAATACAACAGCAGATAATAACACAGCTATTGGAAGATTAGCTCTAAACCAAAACACAACTGGAGCAAGAAATATAGCTGTCGGTAGTTTTTCGATAGATGCAAATACAACAGGTGGTAATAATGTTGCGGTAGGTTCTCATACATTAACAAATGCCACCACTGCATCTAGCAACACTGCTTTAGGTGATGGTGCTATGGCAGCAACTACAACAGGTGCTAATAACACTGCTGTAGGAAGAGATGCTTTAGTTGCAAACACAACTGCAGATGATAATACTGCTGTTGGATCTCTAGCAATGGCATCTAATACAACAGGAGAGTATAATACTGCTATTGGTTATGAAGCACTAAATTCAAATACAACAGCAAGAGACAATGCTGCTCTTGGATATAAAGCATTAGAAGCTAACACAACTGGAACAGCTAATACTGGTCTTGGCTATCAATGTTTAAGGCAAAACACTACGGCAGATAGCAACACTGCTGTAGGTAAATCTGCTTTAGAAGAAAACACAACAGGAGCAGAAAATGTAGCTGTCGGTGCAAATGCTTTAGATGCTAATACAACAGGAGGAGAAAATACTGCCATTGGAACAAGAACTTTAGGAACTGCTACAACAGCAACTCGTAATACGTCTGTTGGTATAGCCTCTGCTTTTTCAATTACTACTGGCGGAAGTAATACAACTATGGGATATATAGCTGGTTCTAATATCACTACGGGTAGTAATAATACAGTAATTGGAAATTCGGCTCAACCAAGCTCAGCCACAGTTAGTAATGAAATTACTCTTGGCGACAGTAATATTTCTGCTTTAAGATGTCAAACTCAAACTATAACTTCTTTATCTGATAAAAGAGATAAAACAAATATTGTTGATATAGAAGATGGATTAGATTTAATTAATTTATTAAAGCCAAGAAAATTTACATGGGCTATGCGTGAGCCTAGTGCTAATGATGGCAAGACAGAACTAGGATTTATTGCTCAAGAATTAGATGATGTATTAGGTAATAAAAACGATTATATTCATGCTGTATCACATTCTAATCCTGATAAGTTAGAAGCTGCTTATGGAAGATTTATTCCAATATTAGTAAAAGCAGTTCAAGAATTATCAGCAAAAGTCACAGCCCTCGAAGTAGGGTAAACTAAAAGTAACCTAATTTTTTATTATGGAAGAAAGAACCGCAGATGAAATTGCAGCAATTTATTCTGCTGCTGGCGATAGCGTAACAGTTATCGGTATTGCTAAAACATCAGATGAAACTGATGCTGAGTACAAAGACAAGATTAAGCGTAATGTAGAACATCTTGAAATTATTAAGGACTACAAAAAACTTGATGAGACAACATCTATCTGGACATCTGAAGATTTTACAGACATAGATGCTGCTATTGTTGCTGGTAAAAAACTCTACTAAATTATGAATTTACAAGAAAGATTACAACAACTTGCTCAACAAAGAGAGCAGCTGTGGATTGCTTTGCACGAAACTAACGGAGCGATGAAGATTTTGGAACAACAGATTCTTGAGATTCAAGAGACATCCGAATCATCGCAGCTATCAGATGCAGAGGCATTAACCCCACAAGAAGCAACAGCACCATCAGAGTAAGTGGTGCTACCATTTTGTTAACTACTTCTTTAATCATATGTT